AGGGTATAGGGTCATCATTGACTCTTCCAGTAGCTAATGGTGGTACAGGACTTACTACTCTTACAGCAAATAACGTAATTTTAGGTAATGGTACAAGTAATGTTCAGTTTGTATCTCCTAGCACCAACGGTAATGTGTTAACCGCAAACGGTACAACTTGGGTTTCTTCTACCCCTTCGGCTGGTGGAACTGTAATTCCTGCTGGTACAGTTATATTATTTTATCAGGCAGCGGCGCCAACAGGTTTTACACAAGTAACAACTCAAAACAATAAAGCGTTAAGAGTAGTATCAGGAACTGGCGGTGGCACAGGAGGTTCTGTAGCATTTACTACAGCTTTTGTAAGTCAGGCAGTAACTGGTACAGTAGGTACAAGTGGAGCAACAACGCTTTCTACTTCAGAAATCCCTAGCCATACCCATAGCTATTCTGCACCAAATTCTGCACCATTTGGTGCTCAACCCGCTTGCGGATCCATAAGCAATGTAAATGCTCAAACAACTGGTGCAACAGGCGGTGGCGGATCACATACGCATACTGGCGGATCATTTACAGGTACAGCAATTAACCTAGCCGTTCAATACATTGATATTATTATTTGTTCTAAAGACTAACTATGAAAATAGAACCTAAAGATAATTGCCCTTTAGATGGATTTAAACCTTGTAGACAATTAGAGTGTGCTTGGTTTATAAAAATTGCTGGTACTAATCCCAATACTGGTAAAGAAGTTGAAGAATGGGGATGTTCTATGGCTTGGATGCCAATGTTAATGATTGAAAATAGTCAACAACAAAGAAGCACAAGTGCGGCAGTTGAATCATTCCGTAACGAAATGGTTAAAAATAACGAAGTTGGACAACGAGTATTACTAGCTGCTGCTGGTGTTCCACAGCAAACACAAAAAATGATTTTGGAGAATTAAATGAAACTTACTATTATTCCTAGTGATAACACTGTTTATGTAGATGGTGTAGTAAAAGCGTATGCACCTTTACCACTAGACTTAACCTCATGCGGTATACCATCAGATGTTCATGCTTTGCAATGGAAAGATACCGCTGGATGGATTGAGTTTGAAGACAATCCTGATGGAACAAAACCACAAAATCAACCTATTACAGAATTACCAGCATGGGCAAATGCTTGTGTAGAAGTATGGAACGCATGGACACCTTATGTTCCACCACCGCCTCCTGTTGCAGAAAATCAACCAACAACAAATATACCTACTGCATGATAGCCGTAGCTCCTAAACATAGCTTTACTTACGATGGCGCAAATTTAATTGTGTATCACGCAAATAATGGGCAAGGTTTACCAAGTCATAGTCATTCATATGCTCACGCAATAATGTGCAATGCAGGATCGTGCTTAGTTAGTTTAGAGGGTCGTAGCTACACAATGACTAAAGATAGTCGACCGCTTAATTTACCCGCTGGTGAGTGGCACGAAATAGAAGCATTAGAAGATGGCACAGTATTTGTAAATGTATTTGCTGAAGGAAAATATTAAGGACTAACATGAAACAGACAGTAGAAGCTAGAACTTTAGCAAACGGTTTAATTGAGCCACACCACGAAGTCGAGGTCGTTTGTGCCGCCTGTGGGTATGACTTAGATGAAGCCGAGTTAGAAGCAGATACCTGCTCGGACTGCGGGGCGCCATTGAACCTTAGACAGCATATCTCGATTCACGCAACTTCTGTTCCTGCCGCTGGCGGAGAGGTATTTTAAATTGAATCATGGCAGACGAACTGGGGTTGTCGGCTGGTGCCAAGGGGATCAGCGAAGGGATTAAGACAGGCAGGGAAGCTGGTCGTGAAATCGGCAAGAACATTGAAGAAGTACAGAAAGAAGCAGTCGATGTAGCAAAAGAACGGGCAAATGCAAGAATCCGTGAACGCAGGGAAGCAGAGTTTAAGAAGGAACGGGCAATATTTAAAGCCCTTGAAGAGTACCGACACCGTAAACAAATTACGGATGAGGAGTACAAACTAAGGGTGGAGTTTATAAAGAAGTTCGGTACTAAAGAGTGGGATAAGGTCATTCAGATAAAGACCGAGATTGAGAAGATAGAAAAGGCAGACAAGGACTACTTTGATGCCGAGTTGTCAAAGGTTAGATGGGTGCAGTTCTGGTGCTTTTTGGCTGCAGGCTGGATTGCTTATTTTATTGTATGGGGGTCTAAAAGATGAATATGCAAGACGTACTAAAGGCGGTTATTCCGATCTTGGTAGCCTGTATAGCGTGGCTACTCGGTCAAGTATCCTCATTTCAGACCCGCTTAACCCAAATCGAAGGCAAAATGCCAGCCCTGATTACTAATGAGGGTGTACCAACGGATAGCCCAATCTCAGCAGAGCGTAGGGGCAAAATGCGTGAAGAACTGTATAAAGAAATCCATGACCTGCACGTGCGGGTCAAACTCTTAGAAGAAAGGGCTAAAAAATAATGCTTACCCTAATATCCACAGCGCTGTCCTTCCTGATGGGGGGTCTGCCTAAACTACTAGACTTCTTCCAAGACAAGGGTGATAAGAAGCACGAACTGGCTATGGCTGCCATGCAGATGGAACGGGAACTAAAACTCTTAGAAGCTGGCTACGCAGCCCAAGCACGTGTAGAAGAAATCCGTACTGACCAAGTACAGATGCAGACCCAAGCCCAAGAACGCACGGCTATGTACGCCCATGACATTGAGATTGGCAAAGGCGCCTCCCAATGGGTTATTAACCTCCGTGCTTCAGTGCGACCAATGGTGACTTATTTGTTTGTAATGTTATTAATCATTGTTGATATTGCCTCAATCTGGTGGGCATGGTCATCTGGCGCTGCGTTTGCTGAGTCCGTTACGATGATTTTTGACGATCAAGAGATGCAGATTTTGGCTTCTATTATTGCGTTCTGGTTTGGAACACAGGCATTTAAGAAGTGAAAGTAAGCGATAAAGCCATTAAGATGATTAAGCACCATGAGGGCGTTCGCCAGCGTCCATATCGCTGTCCAGCAAAATTGTGGACGATTGGTGTCGGGCATGTACTCTACCCACGGCAAGGTGCTTTGAAAATAGATGAACGGGATAGTACACCCTTGGAATATAAAGACGACCGCACCTTTTCGATGGAGGAAGTAGATGACATTCTTAGAGACGATCTTAATCGCTTTGAGCGAGGTGTTGAACGCTTCTGTCCTGTCAAGCTCACTCAAGGTCAATTCGATGCTCTTGTATCTTTTAGCTTTAATGTTGGTCTGGGAACACTACAGCGCAGCACCCTCCGTCAGAAGGTTATTCGGGGCGAAATGGAAGAAGCGGCAGAAGAGTTCTTGAAATATACGCTGGCTGGCGGTAAAGTACTAAAAGGCTTGGTAACTCGTAGAAACGACGAACGAGCATTATTTTTATCTTAGGGTAAACCCGCATGATAGCGCTTAAAGATTTTATTGTTATCCACAAAAACATAATGCCAGAAACATTGTGCGATGCCATATTGTCTGAATATGCAAGCTCAGATGACTGGGCAGAAGCTACTGTTGGTAAGCACAAAAAAGTAAACCACGATATTCGGTATTGTTCAAGTATTGCTATATCAATGCAACAAATTATTACCAAAAACGAAACTATTAGACGTAGATTAGATGGTGAAATTTTTCAATGCGCTGCTAATGCTTTACAAAAGTATAGAGAAATTCACGATCAATGTTCAGTTAGCCAAGATACAGGTTACGATTTATTACGTTACCAAGAAGGACAGTTTTATACAACCCACACAGATTCTTTTGCAGAAGATCCTAGAGAGGTTTCCTGTTCATTTATTTTAAATGATAATTTTGATGGTGGTGAGTTTGTTTTTTTTAATCAAGAATTAAAATACAAAATACCAAAAGGTTCTGCCCTTATGTTTCCGTCTAATTTTATGTTCCCGCATGAAATTATGAAAGTTACTAGTGGTATTCGTTACTCAATAGTTACTTGGTTTAAATAATATGCCATTACAAAAACTACAATTTAGATCAGGCGTTAACAGAGATCAAACTAACTATACCAATGAGGGTGGTTGGAATGAGTGCGACAAGATTCGCTTTCGCTCTGGCTATCCTCAGAAAATAGGTGGTTGGTTACGCTATGGGTTATTTACTGTAGCTGGCATCTGTCGGCAAGTTTTTAACTGGATTACTACATCTTCAGATAACTATTTGGCTCTTGGCACGTCAAAAAAACTATATATTGAATCAGGTCAAACTCTATACGACATAACACCATTAAGAGCAACTTTTATTTCGCCATCAACCAATAACTGTTTTACGACTGTTAATGGCTCTAAAACGGTTATCGTAACAATTTCAGGACATGGAGCCTTAGATGGAGATTATGTAACTTTTTCTGGAGTAGCTGGACCCATTGGAGGTATCCCGCAAGCTGAGTTTAATGCTGAGTTTATTGCTACTCGAACTAGTTCTAGTTCTTTTACAATTACTACTACAACCGCTGCTTCGGCTTCGACCTCTGGTGGCGGGAGTGCCATTACAGCCGCTTTTCAAATTGCCGTAGGATACGATGGACTTACTTACGGGTATGGCTGGGGCGCAGGTGCTTGGAACTCTTTGTCTTGGGGTTCTGGAGCAGTTACTCCCGTGCTTTTACCACAGCGAGATTGGTTTTTAAGTAATTTTGACAATGACTTAGTTGCTAATATTCGCAAAGGCGCTATTTATTACTGGACAGAAGCAAATGGTACGGGAACAAGGGCTACGCCTTTAGTAACTACAACGATTAACGGAGTGGCTCCTGCAGACGTGCCTGACGAAGTAACGCAGATATTAGTCTCTCAAAATGATAAACATCTTTTAGCGTTTGGTTGTACACCTTTTGGTAGTATTGCACCAGAATTTGATCCTTTATTAATTCGTTTTGCTACCCAAGACCAGCCTAATGTATGGACTCCGCTAGTCACGAACTCAGCAGGCTTTTTACGGGTTTCTCGTGGTTCTGCCATTGTTTGTGCAGTAGCGACTCGTCAGGAGATCCTTGTATATACCGAGGGAACCCTAAATTCATTACAGTTCTTAGGAACTACGGATGTCTTTGGTCTTCAAGAGCTTGCTGACAATATCTCAATCCTTAGCCCACGGGCGGTTGTTACGGTTAATAACACAGCCTATTGGATGGGGCATGATAAGTTCTATGCTTATGGTGGTCGGGTAGAAACCTTGCCTTGCACCCTAAGAAACCACGTATTTGAGAACCTTAACTACAATCAAGCCGACCAGATTGTTTCAGGGACTAACGAGGGCTGGAACGAAGTCTGGTGGTTCTATCCAACGGCAAATAGCAATATCAATAACGCCTACGTCATCTATAACCACCTCGAAAAGATCTGGTACTACGGCACAATAGATCGTACTGCATGGTCAGACTCTTCACTTAGGGAATACCCTCAAGCTCTAACACAGACTTCTTTTACTGGATCTCTTAACAATAGCACGACTTTAAATGTAACTGCTGTTACTGCTGGCATTCTTCAGGTAGGAAGTGTCATAGAGGGTACTGGCGTAGCCATAGGGACTAAGATTACTGCTTTGGGTACGGGTACAGGCGGGATAGGTACATATACAGTCAATATTTCACAGCTTGTAGTCCAAACTACAATGACCGCTGATAGCATTATTTATAACCATGAACAAGGTCTTAACGACGACACGACTGCCATGGAGTCTTATATTGCCTCTTCAGACTTTGATCTGGTAGACGGGGATCAGTTCATTTTGACTAAACGTATTATTCCTGACTTTAACTTTGCGGGATCAACTGCCGCCCTACCTGCGGTCACAATGTACATAAAACCTCGTAATTTTCCTGGAAACGCCTATTCCAACGTAGATTCTGAACAAGTTATTGAAACCTCGGTGGACGTCTTTACCGAGCAGATCTTTATGCGAGCTAGGGCTAGGCAGATGGCAATCCAGATTGAGTCTACAGAGTTAAATGTCCAGTGGCAGTTAGGTAGTCCTAGATTGGATGGCAGACCAGATGGGCGTAGATAATGGGAATGCAACGATTTCGGGCGCCAGCTCTCCCGCTTGCGACACCAGAATACGACCAACAGCAACTGTCTCAGTTAATTGGAGTTTTACGGCTTTACTTTACCCAGTTGGACTCAAATGCTGCTTTACAAGTAGACGGAATTCGGCTATTAAATTTACCAACATCAGGGTACAATTTGCAAGATGGCATAGTCTTTCGGGATGGAGACAACTTAAAAGTAGCTCTACCAAACTTTGCCTATGCACAGGGTGTTTTAGGAACTGGAGCGGTTGGAAGTGTAACGGTGGTAGTCAACTCTATTTTAGTTGATGTTCAAGGTGTATTAGGAACGGGTAACGTAGGAACGGTAACGGTAACGGTATGAACTTTAACATAATCAATCGTGGGGCCTAAATGGGACTGCAAAATACAGCACACTACCTAAAATCCAAGGGGCGGGGCCAAGACACTGAGCTTGTTCATATGTCTAAGAACGAGATTAAAGGTTTACAAGCTTTAGCTTTAGCCCATGGCGGATCGCTCACAATTAACCCAGAAACAGGGCTTCCAGAAGCGGGTTTTTTAGAACAAATTCTTCCAATAGTAGCAGGCGCAGCGTTATCTTTTATTCCTGGTGTAGGTCCTTTTGCCGCTGCCGCTTTAGTTGGTGGTGGTTATGGCTTGGCTACGGGTAGCGTTGAAAAAGGCCTTTTGGCTGGTTTAGGCGCCTATGGTGGTGCTGGAATAACCAGCAGCTTAGCAAGTATAGGGACGGAAGCCGCTGCTCAAGCAGGGCAACAAGCTGCCGTAACAGGGTTTGAAAACGTTGCTAATGAAGCCGTTACACAAGGAACGCAACAAGCGGTACAAGAAGCTGCTAAAACTGCTGCTTTAGAGGGTACAACCCTTCCAGCTAACTATGCCGATTTATATGCACAAACAGGTGGAGCACAACAACTTACTCAAGAAGCTGCTCAAAATTACATATCAAACGCAAATAACCTTCAAGGGTTAACTTCAACACAACGTTTAGCGGCTGCAAATAGTGTGCCAGACCTAGTATCGGGCGGTTCTTCTCCTAGTCAAATTATAGGTTCTTTAGGTAGAGCCAGTGCAACTCAAGCTGCCCCAGGTGTCCCAGGTGCGGTTACATCAGGTAACGTAATGGCAGGACTTAAAGAAGTTGGCACAAGTGTACCCGCCGCTGGAAGTTTTTTAGGTAGCAACGTCGGTGCTATAGGTAGTGCTGCATTGCCTTTTTTAATAGGGGATCAACAACAACAAGGTGCAGGTCCTGCTGGGTATCAATCAGATGAATATGATGAGCGATTAAGAAAATACAAACTAAGTCCAAATTTTCAGGCCTACGAGGCTCCAAGACCCAACCCATATTACCAAGCTCAATACCCCACATATGCAGCTCAGGGCGGTGTTATGAAGTTAGCTGCTGGGGGCCCTTTTGACGATGAACTAGGCGGTGATTACTCTGCTATGGGTATGGACCAAGGCAATATGCAAAAGGGTCTATTTGGTATGGGGTATGCGGCTGGTGGCGTTGCTCGGTACAGAAGTAAAGGTCAGGTTAATGTGTTACAAGATTACCTAGACAGACAAGAGCAGCAACAGATAAGCCCACTACCAGAAAGCGTTGGAGTTCCACGCACAGGTATTTTTAGAGATACTGACGTAGATACAGCTCGTAAAGACGCACTGACTGCCGCTATGATTCGTCTAGGCAAAGCTGGTAAAGCCGCTGGTATTAAACCTGTAGCTCTTCCTAAGACCTCTATTAAGGGTCTAGGAGATATAAGCGGAGTTACTCAAGACACCACTGAAGCCGCTGCTGGTGGCACTATGCGCTACAACCTAGGAGGTTATTCCGATGGTGGAAGAATGCTTAAAGGACCTGGGGATGGTATGTCTGATTCTATCCCTGCTACTATTGCTGGAAAACAGCCAGCACGGTTGGCTGATGGAGAGTTTGTTGTCCCGGCTGATGTTGTTTCGCATTTAGGCAATGGCTCTACGGATGCTGGTGCTAAGAAGTTATACGGCATGATGGATAAGATTCGCAAAGCTAGAACGGGTAAAAAGAAGCAAGCTCCTGCAGTTAAAACTAATAGATACATGCCTGCATAAATGTTAAAGGGTGCTCAGTCAAATGAAGCTAAGGCGATTGCCCAACACTATTTATATGAGCATGCCGGAGTTCAACCTTGTGCAGATTTTCAAGCGTTGTTTTGGGTAGATGGAAACGATCAGATTGAGTGGGTTATTGGGTATACGGCATTTATAGGAAAGACTTGCCAAATGCACATGGTTAATTTAAAAGGTGGTTATACACCTAAAGGTTTATTGTTTGGTGCATTTGATTATCCTTTTAACTTTTTGGGTCTAGAAAAGACCTTTGGAATTGTAAATAGCCAAAATACAAAGGCTATGGAGTATGACAAGAAACTGGGGTTTAAAGAAGCCATTCGCTTTCCAGGAATGCATTGTGATGGCGGGGATTTAGTAGTTTTTGAAATGAATAAAGCTGACTGTCGCTGGATTAGGGAGCGTGTTAAATATGAAACAGAATTGGTCTCGTAGAGAATTAGAAGCCTTTGGCGAACCCCTAGGCGATAGCGTCACTCAGCGCAAGCTTGGTGGCGGATACATTTGCGGCGGCGGTGGTAAAGGCGGCGGCGGTAGCGGTGGTGGTGGTGGTACCCCTCCTCCTCAACAAAATACTTCATATAACACAAACCTTCCTGAGTATGCAAAGCCTTATGTAACAAATATGTTGGAAGCAACTCAAAAGCAGTTGTTTGATATGGATGGTTCGGAGATTACGGGGTTTAGATCTTATAAACCTTATAGTACTAATGTACAGGACTATTTTGCGGGCTTTAGCCCAATGCAACAACAGGCTCAGCAAGCTACTGCTCAACTAAAAACTCCAGAACAATACGGCTCAGCAACAGGATTAGCTGGTATATCTGGTTTAGGTGCTTTAGGCGCAGGGCAACAATATGCTTTGAACGTAACCGACCCAACAATGATGCAGGCATATATGTCTCCTTATCAACAAGGAGTGACTGACGTTGCTAAAAATGCTGCTGTACGTGAAGCGCAGATAGCGCAAAATGCTCAAAATTTAGGGGCTGCTCGTCAAGGTACATATGGTGGAGCTAGACAAACACTTGCTCAAGCCGAACGTGAGCGTAATTTACTTTCTAACTTATCTAATATCCAAGCACAAGGCTCTCAGGCTGCGTACGATAGAGCGCTACAGGCTCAACAGTTTGGTGCTAATTTAGGTATGCAAGGTTACGGACAAGCTGGACAAGCTGCTTCTACATTAGGCCAGTTAGGCGGGCAACAACTTAGTGCTCAAAGAGATATTATTGGTTTACAAAATCAAATGGGTGGGCAGCAACAAGCCCTTGAGCAGGCTAAGATGAATCAAGCTATCCAAGATTACGCTACGATGCAGCAGTACCCACTCATGCAACTAGGCATGATGTCCAACATGTTGCGTGGCTTACCTATGCAAGCAACTACTACGCAAACGTACCAAGCAGCTCCCGCTCCGATTACACAGGGTCTTGGTATTTTGGCTGGCGCTGCTGGCGCTAAGCAAGCTGGTTTATTTGCAGAGGGAGGAACTCC